ATAAGGTTTTGATTCTTTCCAGTGACGGAGATTTCCTACAACTGCAGATGTACAAGAATGTAAAACAATACAATCCAACACAAAAGAAGTTTATCACCTCGAAGAACCCATTAGAAGAATTGAAAGCCAAAATTATCGGTGGTGACCGTGGTGATGGCATTCCAAATATTCTATCTCCAGGTGATACCTTTGTACGTGAAGTGCGTCAGAAGGTTATGACCGAAGCACGTTTGACAACATTCATGTCCACAAACTATGGTGAATATGAAGATGAGACTGCACGTATCGGTTTCTCTAGAAACCAGACACTGATTGACTTACGTGAGATTCCGTCTGATATTAAAAATTCGATTATTGATACATATAATAACACAAAGCCGGCTCCACGTTCCAAGTTAATTAATTACTTCATGGACAAGAAGCTGAAAAACCTAATGGAAGTAATTGAGGAATTTTAATGAGAAAAAATGTTTATGAAGTGTTTGATGAATTCGCAAAAGCAAATTCGAAACAAGATAAGATTAATGTACTTGCCAATAATTGGACACCAACGGTAAAATTGGTGCTTCAATTGGCATATCGACCTGAAATGGAATGGAAGTTTAAAGATTATCCAGAAAGATATAAGAAACCAGACACAAAACCTGGAATCTCTTATGCCTCACTTGATACTGAACTTAAACGACTTTACATGTTCCGTGTTGGTAATGAAACCGCCGAGAAATTGACGACAAAACGTGCGGAAGAAATTCTCATGGTTTTGTTGGAATCTCTTGAACCCCGTGAAGCGGATGTTGTTATTGGTATTTTTAAGAAAGATTTGGGTGTTAAAGGATTGACTTATAAGTTTATTCACGATAACATCCCTGGTGTACTATAAATTACGGAGAAAAAGAAGTGGGAAAATTTGTTCCTAAGTTTCGTGCTTTCGAAGATGAATATTCTAATGAATACAATTCTTCAAAGGAATTTAACAGAAACAAAAAGCGCAAGAAAGAGGCCGCAGAATTGCGGAGAATGCGCCAGCGTCAACATGAAGATGATGATTTCAATTACCTAGCGAAACGCTACAGTAAGTTGTAAAAATACAACAAATGACTTGACTTTTATCTGTGGAACGAGTATAATACATTTATTCGTTTTGGAGATATATTATGATGATATATGTGAGACAAGGAAAATCCAAGCCCAAACTCAAGCCCAAAAAAGAGCGAGAGCAATATGCGGAATGGCTGGCTAAACATCAGCTTTCAACAATCAAAAAATCTGCTCCAGCCGTTCAACCTTGGACCTACAGTTTGGGTAAGACTGGCCGTGAAACACCAAAAATTCCATCATTAAATGCTTCAATGATGGGTGAAGCCACGGTAAAACCTAAACAAGTTTACACCGGTGACAAAATTTTAGGTATTGGTACTCTCCACAAGTCCAATGCTGTTCCTGTTTTTTCTGTGGAAGAAGCACATGACATGGCAAAGATGCGGAGATAAAAATGAAGATTTCAATCAAGATACCAAAACCAGTTTGTCGTACTCCTATCAAACCTGCACAAAGACACAGGATTGAGACTAAGTACGTCCGTCAACCTAAGCACCGCCAAAAGGAAAATTATGCTTACTGAAAGTGAAATTCAACAAATCTCCGATGAGTTGGGAAAAATGGATTATGAGGAAGTTATGGAAACTTTAATGCGTGTAGAACTTCTGGTTGCACAAAAACAGAATAAAATCGTTTTTTCAGGGTGTGACCATGTCCAGTGATACACAAAGACTAGCAAAAGCCATTATTCAAAGTGATCCTGAGTTGGCAAACGACATTTATTTTGCTTTAGATGAAGAATTAGTCGGAAAACGACAACCTTGGGAAGAATTAACCGATGTTGTACATCAGTGGGTCAATCCGAAACCCAAAACTTACGGGCCATTGCATATTGAAGACGCCGGAGACGGATCCGGAGACGGAATTCTCACTTTTCCACCCGAATTAATCGAACAAACCGGCTGGAAAGAAGGAGACACACTAAATCTCGAAGTTTCCGAAGACGGAAAGCTAATTATTACGAAAAAAGAGTAATTTGTCTCGAAAAAACAACACATGACTTGACATTTTTTGTCAGTGTGCTATAATACATACTACAAATACACAAGGAAGCACATGCTAGTTGAATCAAAATCTAATCTTGCACGCCTCATGGCTACGGAAAATCTGATTGTCGAACAACGTCAGGTTCCTACCGCATGTTTTGATGTTAAAAATCGTGTTTTGACCGTTCCTGTTCTGAACGGCAATCTCTCCAACGAAGTTCTCGACCTTCTCCTTGGCCACGAAGTTGGCCACGCACTGGAAACACCAGCACAAGGCTGGCACGATTCCGTGGTTGACCTCAAAGTCAACCGTTCCATCCTCAACGTGTGTGAAGATGCACGTATCGAAAAGAAAATCAAACGTAAATTTCCTGGTATTCGCATTTCCTTTGTAAAAGGTTATCGTGAACTCCTTGAGATGGATTTCTTTGGCGTCAAAGACCGTGACCTGAACAAACTCAATTTCATTGACCGTGTGAACCTTTATACTAAAGGTGGTGCGGCACAAGGTATCGATTTTAGTACCGAAGAATATTCTTTGGTTCGTGAAGTTGAAGAAGCCGAGACTTTTGAAGAAACTGTGGCAATCGCCTTGAAAATTCAAGAGTTTATGAAAGAACAGGCGGACAAACGTAAGGTTGAAGTTACAAAAATTCAAAT